ACTTCGTACTTATCTTTTAAGATAATAGGAGTAGTTGAACGAATATCTTTTGCAGCCTCTAAAGAACCTTCCATTCCAGCAGTTCCTTTTTTGAACTCAGAACCAAAAGCGTAAACACTTAATCCACTAGTTGCTAAAGAAGCATCTAAAGTAGCACCAGAGTAAGAAGCAACCTCGAAAGAGTCAGTTCCAACAACTGTTACAAGAGCTTTGTCTTGAACACCATCAGCGTCAGTGATGATAACTGTTTGGTTTAATCTGAATGGGTGACCAGCAGAAGTGATTTCATCACCTGTTCTAGTAGCACCTGATACAGCTAAGTGTAGACGTCCTTGCTCTGCCCACTGAATAACATCAGAAGCAAAAGGCATTTCAGCGCCTACCATTCTTAAAAAAGAAGATACAGAACGGTTTCCGTATTTCTCGAATTCTTTTTCGTAAACTTCTGGTAAGTACTGAGAAGTGAACTCAATGCTTGATCCAATATAGTTTGTTGAAAGTGTTGATTTTGAAGGAGCTGGGGTTAATGCACCACCAACACCTGATAAAGTTACAGCCATTTGTTTTTTGTTTTAGCGTTTTTTAATTTTCATGGTGAAATCATCTCCAGAGTCAACTATTCTGAACTTAGGTGCTTTTGAATCTACGCTGGCGTTAGTTCTAACGTCCATATCTATATTCTTAGTTTCCTTAACAATATCTTTAGTTGCGTCGGCTAAGCCTTGCTCGTAAAAATGTCTTGCTATTGTGTCAGCGTTTGTAGCTGCGTACATCTCTTTGTGGTATGACTTTGGATCCTTTATAAAGCCATTATCATCAAGATGCCTACTAAAAAAATTAGATATATCAGACTGTGTCTGTTTTACCGTAGATGCGTCTTTTACTTCGAACACAGCTTTCTTATCTCCGAGGTTAAATTCAAAACCTTTGAACTCCTCATTGAATAAAGCATTTGTTTTCTCAGCAAAAACTTTAGACCTCTGCTCTAGAATTTGTTCTTCTGTCGCTGATTTCTGTTTATAGTCATTATAAAAGCTGTAAGCCTCTTGATAGTCATCTGGAAGAGAGGCAGCACTTGACTCAAGCGGAGCCTTGAACTTTTCCTTCATACTTTCAAAGTGGTTTCTAGCCTTGTATAATTCTTCTTTAATTGCTATCTGCTTTTTCTTAATATCTCTCTCATCATCCAATTCTTCATCGTAAGAGAAATTATCTTCTAGCAGATAGTTTATTTCACTATCATCAAGGTGCGGCTTCGACTCCTTATAGTACTCTCTAAGAACATCTGAATCTGCAACTTCATTCCAATCCTTTTGTAGGTTTAGGAAATCATTGAAGCTGCGTCCAGTTTCTTTCTTGTACTCTAAGTACTTAGCCACGTCCTCTGGGACAGTGGTTTCTTCAGGTTGTCTAAGAACGTCTTCGATAGAGTCATACTCTCTACCAAGCTTATCTTTAAAGTAAGACAAAATACTATTCTCGTCTAGCTCTAGTACATTGTTTTCTGTAGTTTCTTCTACAGTTGTTTCTTCTACTTGAGGCTCATCGACTTGTTCCTCTACAGCTTCTAACTGCTCATCTACAGTTTCTAACTGTTCATCTACAGTTTCAGCTACTTCGTCTACAGTGGTCTCTTGTACTTGTTGTGGCTCAATAGGATTTCCATCGCCATCAAGCTCTCTAAAAGTTACTCCTTCCATTTTGATTTAATTTAATTTTACGCAAAGATAATACTTATATATTTTACAGGTCTAAGCCTATAGAGTCAGCACCATCAAAGTCTATTGGATTTAAGTCTTGTTGTCTTTGTTGGATTAGTTTAGATTGTTGACTAGCTTGTTTCTCTGTCCTTTTATCTTTTCTATCCTCCTTATACTTTTCTTTCTGAAGCTGATTCTGAATCTCTCCTCCTTTGATTTGAGCATCCATTCCTTTCTGAAGTTGTATAAGCTGTGACTTAAACTGGAACTCTTGCTGCATCTTTTGCATTTCGAACTCAGCTTTCATCTGTGCCAACTTAGCATCAATCTCTCCTTGAGCCATAATAGTTTGCTGCTTACCTTGTTCAGCTGTTAAAGAAGCTTGTTGGTTTGCCTCAGACTGTAGTGCAATATTCTCTTGCTGTCTTTTCTGATCCATCTTCTCCTTACGTCTCTTACGTACTTTAAGAAGTTGTGAAGCCATCTTAGAGTTTCTTACCATTCTAATATCAATAGCATCGTCTATGTCAATTTTCTGAGCAGCAAGTGAAGATTGTATGTTTTGTTCCAGCACAGCCTTTTCTTCTTCGTCAGGATGTATCTCTATAAAGATACCAAAGTCGTGAAAGTGAAGGTCTTTGATTTCTCTAAGAATATTCATACTTTCTCTTCCTATGTTCTTCACGAAGTCTTCAGACATATCAGAGTACTCTAACACATCAGATATTCTATAAGCAACACACTCTGCTAGTTTTTGAGTAATGTATATACCAGCGTGAAGGATATGTCTAGTTGCAGTGTTTGAGTTAAGAGCTGCTAGTTTTTGTACGCCAACAAGTGCATTAGAGTCTGGAGTACTTCCATCTCTAGCTTCGTTTAGTCCAGTTACAGACCTAATCATATTTAGGTTGTAGTTGTACATATTAATTAATGAACTAATCTTAGCGTTTGATCCAGAAGAAGCAAGCTCCTGAACTGGCATCTTACCATGATTAAATTCACCTATCTCGTTTGTTGATCTACCCAAAACAGAACCAGTCTGGAAGTAAAGGTTAAGAACCTCTCCAGCATCGTAAGTCATTCCATTACCTAGGTTAATAGATGATATTCCATCTAGATCTACGTACACACCATCTGGTGTCATTCTAGAAGCAATCTGTTGTAGTTTTAAGTGTGTAAGTTGAATCTGATCAGCAAAAGGAATCATCCTCTTAACTAATGAATCAATTCTACCCTTATACATCTTAGGAGCTGATACTATATAAGGCGGGTATACTTTCTGCATAGAAGACTTTGGTCTAACCATATTCTTCATTACATCCCACTTAAGTAAGTACTCAGTACCTAAAACCATAACTCCCTCGTACCAAACGTCAATGCGTTTAGACAATCTCTCGAACATCTCGTTCTCTTCAGGATTGAATGAGTCATCTCTCTTGATTACTCTTTCTCCTCCTGAGTTAGTTATTTTCTTTTTGTATACAATATTTTTGTCTGTCTTATAAGCAAAGTACAAGACAGTAGCTGTGTTCTTGTCAAAGGTTTCGTTTCTAGCTCCACCTCTAGTTCCTTGATACTGATCCCACTTCTGAGAAGACTGAGCGATTTTCTCCATATCATCCTTAGTAAGGTCTGGATTAATCTTCTTTAGCTCTGTCATATTTATGTTCTTAACCTCACCAAAGTAGTAGCAATCCTTGAAGTTAGGATCGTCTGTAGGGCTGTAAACAAAATTCTCTGGGTCTACGTATTCAAGTACTATACCATCGTGGCTGTTGAATGAGTGTTTTGCAACACCTATTCCTAACTCAGTAATGTCCTTGTCAATTCTTTTCTTTAACTCTAAGTACTCATTCATCTTGAAAACAGACTCAATGGCTTTCTCTTGAGCAATCTCAATAGAATCCTTGTAGTCTATCATCATATGAAGATCTAACTCATCGTCATTTTCAGGCAATAAATCAGGATCGCTTGAGAACATATTCTGCCCAAGCATGGCTCCGATCTCTTCAAAGATCTCTTTATTAGCCATCTGAGTTTGTATCTTATTCTTATAGTTAGCTCTTTTGTCTGTAGATATAGGATCCACAGCTGTTGCTTTAACATCAAAAAGTCTGTTAGACATACCGTTAACAACGATGTCAACAAACTTAGGTATAATAGGTAGTGGAGTCCAGTCTAAGTTAAGGTAAGAAATGTCACCATTAACAGACATCTCGTCCTTATACTTCTGTATAGACTGCTCGCCCATAGCGTAAAGTCTTAGGTTGTGATAAACTCCTTTGTTGTCGTAAAACCTGGAGTCGCTACCTTGACCTCTAAACCACTCGGACTCAATAGCCCTACCTACTCTTACTCCGTACTGCTTAGATTGCTTTTCGCTGTCTGGAGCTAGTTGATCTGGAAAAGATGTTGTACTCTTTAGTGATGGATTATTCATAGATTTTGCTTACCAATCCTTTATTATTATACTTTGCAAAGTTAACATTTATTTCGTTACTTATTTTTTTGTTATTTACAACGTACTTTTGGTTAGCCATAATAGCTAAACCTGAAGAAACAGTGGCATCGAACTTGGTTCGCTTTTGTATATCGTAGTTAGCCCAATCCTGTAAAGTCCTGGAAAAGTACACGTTACCACTTCCGTTCTCACTAAAGCCAACGTGCTCCTCTATGTAAGCCTCTAAAGCCTCGGCGTGTATAGATATAACAGACGTAGAAGACGGTATCCCTCCAAGCTCTCGCTCAGCTTTAGATAACCCGTTTCTATGTTTATCTGGCCTATCAACACTAAAACCTCTGTACCCTCTATTCTTTAAATAGTAAAGCAACCTTGGTTTGTTGTTTTCCGCTAACACTGGCATCCCGTAAAACACTAAAGCCATTAGCACGTCTTCGTAAAACAATTCAGCAGTCTGAGGTCTAGCAATATACTCTAGAAAGAATTGATTGCTAGGAGCATCATCCATGTTGAACTTAGTTAAGCCGTGTAGGGCTCCATTAGAGCCACCACCACCAACAGTTCCGGATATGTCATAGCTGTCACATCCGAATGCTCCAATATGATCATTCCCAGGATATTTGAGTCCATTTTTTATTATTACGTTGTTTCTTAATTTATCGTTAGGTATCCATGTTATTCTAAAAGGTCCTTTTCTATCAGGACTCCAAATAACCTCGGTATCTCTTTGACCGTTCTTCCAAGAGAATCTACCTGTCTGTAAAACCCTCTGAGCTTCTAAACCTTCATTGAAGTCTATCTGCTCATATATTTTCTGCAAGTTAAACAAACTATTATTAGCCTCATCCCTGAACGCGTGAGATTCTGTTCTAGGGAACTGTCTATAAAATTCGTTTAATGCATCCGCATCGTTCTTTAAAGATTCAACCTCATTCTCCCAGTAGTCAAGAACACCGTTATCTATAACATCTCCTACAGCATCAAAAGTCTCAGTCTCTGGACTTCTAAACACTGGCATACCGTACTGATCTATAAACCCTTCAAAGTTCCACTCCATTGGTATGAAAAGTGAGTACATACCACTTTTAGTTTGACCATTTGAGTTTCTCTCTGTTACGTCAGAGTCTTCGTACATCTTCTTAAAGTTAGATCCTCCCTTGTCAAGAGCGTTAGAAGTAGAGCCCATCATGCACTTACCAACAATACGTCTACCCAAACGTAGCGTAGTTTTTACTACACGCCAGTTGTTTAGAATATTATCTGGTGGCAACCACTTCCCCGATTCATCGTGTACAAGGAATCTCAGTTTCTCACCATCGTAGGAGTTGTCTCCCGTATTCTTCCAGTCAATGGTAGTATCCAAACCTTCTAACTCAGTAGCTCCGTCTGTTGTCTCTATAGACTTACGAGTAAGCTTTGACGCTGGAACACGGTATGCAAGCTCTGTCTTAGGCCTGTCCATACCGTCCTGTATTGGTTTAAAAAAGAACGGGTAGTTGGTAGATATTGGTACAACCTTGTCAGTAAACATTTTCTTAGCATCACTACCCGTCTTTGATAATATACCGAACCTTGAATCTGGCGTTATTGTCGCCAAGTTAACAGTCTCTGCTGAAGACATAAACGAGAACCCAGAACGTCTGTTCTTTAGGTAACACATTCCAAAGCACCTATCGTCAGCCTTACAAGCTTCCCAGAACAAAAAGAATATTCTGTTTGATTCCCTGTATTCAGGCTGACCAACATCAATCTTAGTCCACTGCAAATACATGTAGTGCGTACCAGTTATATATGTTGGCACTCCATTGTTGTAAAACCAGAAACCATTCTCTCGTCTATCAAACTCAGTTTCTATGAAGTCAACCCACTTAGACTTAAATGTGTTAGGCATTTCATTCCACTGGAATATAGTCTTAATCTTTTTAAGATCCTTGTCATACTCTGTGGCCTCCCAGAACTGGTCATTCTTAACGTCAGACCTTTTATGTACGTTATTAGGTACAGACGGCAAGCCGATGCGTAAGTTCTGTATCTCTATCACATCGCCCAGTGTACCGTCGTTAGATATAATGACTACGTCGTGGTCTTTGTTGTAACCACGTTCCCAAGATTTGTTCTTGTTTCTTGTGGTCATAACACCCTTAGGTATACCGCTATCTACTACTTTAAGTAGTCTAAGATTTTCTTCCTCTTCTTTCAGCAAAACTCTGGAATTGTTTTTCTTCTGGTTCTTCAGTACCCTCTAACTTATTTCTTTCTTGCTCAATCCTATTAAGCATATCAAAAGCATCATTAAGAGCCATCTTCTTAGTGGCAGCAGCGTTCTTTAATCTATCAGCAGCAACGTCCTTATCAGGATCATCTGTAATGATCTCTGAGTGAAGAACCTTAATAAGCTCCTCTACAGCACGTTCTCCTGCCTTAATGATTCTTTCTATTCTGTCGTTGTAATTGTTAAGCATACGTCTTGATTTTGCATCCTGTACAGCTTCTGTCCATCTATCTCGAACTCGTACTCACTATTCTTAGTGAATCCTATCCTATCTCCCTCAAAAACACCTAGAGACTCAAGGTTCTTGTTACCGAAGTAAACAACACCTGTGTGCTCTTGTAGTTTTTCAACTTGAAAGTAAGATTTGTCTTGTTCTTTGTCAACTGGCTTAATGAAGCAATAGTTTTCTATTGTCTTCCACTTGCCGTCTCTAGAGTACAGAAATATTCTATCTGGACTCACTAGGTATAAGTCATCCCTAAAAAACTCATTGCTCTTAGTTTTCTTACCCTTCATGTTAAGGTATGTTCTAAAAACGTTGTGGTGCAGAACAACAATGTCGTCTACCTTTATATCTGAGTTCTCAGGTGTAGCAACAACAACACCAAGTCTATTTACAAACGCAGCATCCTCTATAGTTGTGTTAACTACGAGGTCTACTCCTGCTATGTTTTTTGTGTTATTGTATTCGCTTCCTAGTGGTTCAATTAAATATCCATACCTTGGATTCATAATAGATTATATTCGATTACTACGGGAATGTCAATGAACTGCTTCCATCTAACTACTTCCCCATTTGATTTAATCCACACGCTATAGCCTTTTTTTTCTTCAGCTATCTCGTGTATTGTGTAATTACCCCCTAGGACGTTTTGACCAACTATGTAATGCATAGCGTTCTTGTAGTCTCCTCCTACAGAGATCTTACGAATGTACAAAATATTTTCCATAAAATTTTAATTAAAGTGGAAAGGACACTTAGATTTCTTTTTTAATTCATCAGACCTAAACTCCTTTAAATGATCAGAATAATCTGACAAAAATTTTTTCCTCAACCTTTTGTTAAGCTTGCCTTTTTCGTATGGCAAATATCCATCTGGAAGATATATAACAGCTAGTGGAGTTCCTACCTTTATGGTTTCAAAGATTCCTTTTTCAGGTAAATTACCATCTTTATCTCTGTATTTTTTAAAGTCTATAAAAGTATTTAGCTGAAGATCCAAAGGGTTTGCATTTGTAACAGTGGATATGCCAGGTGGAGTGAAGAAAGTAGCGTTAGGATCGTGCCAATAACTTGGCAACTGCATAAACCTAAACTCACCGTGATTAACACCTAACTGTAAACCTGTCATGAATTTTATATTGTGTATTTGCTGATCCCACAAGTCCCCCATTTGATTTAAAGAACCTATTTCATTCACTACGTTTTCCCAAACACCCTTGGGTGGTTTTTGTGCTGTATGAGAATGAGTTTCAAACCATCCGTCTTCAGCTGTAACAAAATTAACTCCTTTTGAATCTATTTTAAAGTGTATATCACAAGGAGCTACAAACGTATATGAGTCTTTAAATAAATCTATAAAAGAAGGGCATGTTCTTGCGTTTGGAAACATACTAAAATAGTCTTTAGTTTGCCTTAATCCTTTAAACCACTTTGGTAAAATCTCTCTTGTAGGTACAAGATAATCCTTCAAGTCTTTTCCTCCTTCAAAGTTGAAGTCTTTAGTAGAAGGGCGCACTGGTATATAGTCCCATATTATCTTTTGTTTCTCTTTTTTTCTTTTGAATAAATTTAGCATTTTATTTAATTTTATTTACTAGTAATCTGCTCCTTTTTAAATGGGTCTACTTTAAAACCTGTGTTTTTCCATGAAATACTATGTTCGTCCCAAACATAAAGCCATTCTAAATCAGGTTGATCTACCGGAGCAATCCAATCACTTAAATCATCACTCCACACCCAGCTAATATACGGTTTATTATTTTCTTTACTCATATTTTATAGTTTTTCAAGGAAAAGCTTCAAATCTTGTTACATAAGCCCTGGTTTGATTTGCGTTTCCTAAAGATAAATTAACTTCAGTTGGAGACGTGAAATTTATTGGAATTTGAGATCCAGAAGGATTTGTTGCAGTGAACCAATACATTAAAGCTGCATAAGTCTCATTACCAGTCTGAACAGAAAAAGTAGAGTATGATTGACCAGCGTAAGTATAGTCAACTTCTATATAACTATATCCAGTGAGATCAATAGCATTAGTCGTGGTTGCGGTAGTTCCTCCCCACCAAGGAGCATAAAGCTCCATACTAGTTGCGCCTAAAGATCCATAACCATTAGCTGATCCACAGTTACAAACAGAAAAAGTCCAACCACTTTGTTGACCTGCTGAATACAAAACAAGACTAGCTGACCCAGTACTTTGAGAAATAGTATTTCCTCTAGCCTCTCCTTTATTGCCAACTCCAAAAGCTGTTATGTAGTAAATAGTGCTTCCAGTCAAGTTCTGAACGTTATAACTAAAAGATCCTATTCCTTGAGATGTATTAACAACGTATCTGGTGTTGTTTTGATAATTAGAGCTTGTTCCTACATAAAAACCAACCTCGTCTAAAGATGGATAATTTCCTGGACCGAGATCCGATATAGTTCCATTGACTGTAATGCTAGTCGCTTCAACATTAGAAGTAGCATCTGTTATCACAGTAGACAATCCTAGTCCTCCACCAAAATTTATACTTTGTCCCCACATATTATGTATCTATTTGAGATATTGAATACCAGAATTCAGAGCTCCCAACGCAAAGTATTTGAATAAGGTTTTTTATGCCACTTGCGTCATTGTATGCTCCAGATATTTTGTTGAATGTCCCTGGACCACCGCCAACAGTAAAATCTATAGATCTACCAGCACCTGAACCTGTAATTACAATATGTTTGTTTACTCCAGGAGAGACATCAATCAGATTTAAAGTTGAATTAGAGTTTAAAGTCAAGGTAAACACAGCAGCTCCGTTACTAGTTCCAAATGGAACATCTATAATAGGCCCTGGAGTCAATGAAGAAAGTGTCTTGAACTCAGTTCCTACATTAGATATTCCGATTGCGTCATCAGCTATTTTTGTATGACTAATAGATCCATCAGCTATTTTTGTATGACTAATAGCTCCATCAGCTATTTTTGAATTATGTACGGATCCATCTTCTAAAACGGATGTTGATACTTTAGTTATTGCCATTGTTTATTGTTTTACTGGGCTTTTACACCCCATTTTATTTATTATTGTCCTTCGTTATAAAGAGCTAAAACATCAGCCGCTGTAGGGTTTGGCCTATAAAATAATCTATATTGGTCTAATAATCCTTTCCAACCATCTCCATTATCCGTTAAATATGCACCTATTGAAAATTGAGATAAATTTTGTAAAATAATATAACCTCCGTAAGTACCTGATGCTACTTCTGATCCATTAACATAAAGTTTATATGTTGATGTAGTTGAATCTATTGTTGTAGCTATATGATGCCATTCTGTTGAGCTTAATCCTGAAACATCATAACCAATAGTTATATTTCCTTGAGTAGATGAACCGACTTGAAAACGTAAACTATTAGATGAATTCACATATAACTTAGGACCTTGACAATCCCATAAATAAGAAGTTCTATTATCACTCCAAGCTGTACCTTTTGCCCAAATAGAAGATAAAAAAGCACCACCACTTAAACCGCCGCCGTAATCATCGTTATTTCTCCATAAGTGACCTGCACTATAACTACCTATTCCAAATTTAGAATCTGACGAAATGCTTCCTGCCACATAATTCCATCCTGTAAATCTTCCGCAAGTATCATTAAAATCCTCATTAAATGTCCATAAATATCTACCCGTACCATCCCCAAAGAAATCACATTCTTCAGTAATATCTACTTCACCTCCTGTATTTATTAATCTTTTTCCTAGCATAACTATATAGTTATATCAAACAGCACAACAGATTTTTTTGTTGTTAAAGCGTTTATTTCAGCTTCTATTAAATCGCTTGCAGTTCTTAACGCTGCTCTATCGTCTTTAATATCTTGCGGAATATCTGTTCCCGCGTCTGCCTGTCTTATAACGTACCAATCTGTTACAGATAATTTACTACCTACAATAGATTTTAATTCAGCTACTTTCTGTTCTTTTAATTCAGCTAAAGTTTCTTTTATTGTCTTATCTATTACATCGTAAGTATAAACATCACCATCTAAGTGAAGATTTGATAATTCCTCTACTCTACCATCAAAAGTAGGCGTTACAACATCTTTAAAACCTAATTCAGAAGACGTAGTTTCGTTTAAAGATAAGTACAACTTTCCGTTGTGGTTAAATTTTTTAGGAATAGAACCAAATGTTTTTATCTCTCCGTTTATCTCTATTGCTTTCATATACTAAGATTGAATTTGTGAAATTGTGTACCAATATACTCCTGGCCCTGTTACTAATACTTGAATAAGGTTTAAAACAGAACCGTCATATGTGCCAGATATTACATTACCTGTAGGTAAAGTTATTCCATAATCTTGAACAGTAACAGGATCAAACCCTGAAACTATAATATCTTTGACCATACCAACATCTGCATTTAAAAAGCTTACATTAATATTAGCGGGATCTGTCATAGTAAATTCAAAAACCTGAGCAGAAGAAAAATCTAATTCCCACGTATAAATGGAATAGTTAAATGTAGGGGAAATAGATGTTTTGTATTCTGTTCCAAGTTTGCTGTGTTCAACTGAATCATCTAATAGATATTTATTTGTAGACCCTTCTGTTAAGTCATCACTAGTAGACAACTGAGAGTCATACAATTCAGTGAAGTTTTGATTTGTTTTATCAAACGCAACACGAACCTGATCTCCAGTGCCATCGTTAGCCGTTGTTCCTATTCCAATTACTTGTTTTGCCATCTTTTTAATATGTTGTTGAATCTATTCTTTGTTGATCTGAGTCAGCAGTCAATGATAAAGTGTCTACTGTAAATAAATAATCCGGACCTATATTAAACCATCCAGATCCATTATATAGTTCTAATTTTTTTGTATCTGTATTATATCTTGTTAATCCCTCTGTTGGGCTAACAGGTCTTTGTGCTGTTGTTCCATTACCAATACCGCTGCCATCTACAACGCTTATACTTGCAAAAGTAATAACTTCTACCGTATATCCATTCTGAGGCGCCGTAGCAAATGATATTGTTGTGCCATCTAAAGTATATGTAGACTTCTCTTGATAAACACCTTGCAAAAATACAAATGTTTTATCCTTGCTGTCTACAGCTTGTGGTAATGTAAAGTCTGTTGTTACACCATCTCCAGTAATTAAACTACTATTTAAAGATGTAAGATCTACTGCCTTTAAATGTACAACTTCTATTTCAACTCCACTAGGTACATTCTCACTGAATGTTATTACGTTGTCTAAGACTGAATAAGTGCTCTTAGATTGATAAACACCGTCAAAGTATACTTGAGTATTGTTTTCATCTGAAAGTGTCTGAGAAAGCGTGTATTCGCTTGTAGAGCCGTCTCCAGTAAATGCATCTGTTTTTACAACAGCAGATACGGATAGTAAATGTATTACCTCAATATCTGTTCCAGCGTCAGGCGCTGTACTAAATGTTATTGTACTACCAGATGTTGAATAGTTATTTTTAGATTGGTAAACACCATCTATATAAACTTGTGTTTGACTTTCGCTTTGTACAGGAGAAGTAAGCGTAAAGTTTACAGTTAACCCATCTCCTGTGTATTCGTTCTTTTCTACTACTAGTGTAGATGCGCTGCCTCCTCCAGAAGCAACGTCTCCGTTCTTCCAATACCCTTGAGTAGCATCCCAAACTAATGCCTGACCATCAGCTACATCTTCAATGTGTACATCGTGAAGCTCATGAAGTCCTTCGTTTCCTTGAACCCTTACAGCTAACTTACCATTTGTAGATGCGTTTAAGACAAATGCCGTAGCTAACTTTACAGCTGGAGCTTCAGGCTCTGTAACCGTTAATCCTCCAGGGTTTGTTGGGTCGCACCATAGAACATCTCCGTCAGTAAAAGTACTAGTGTTAACCTGATCTACAATACCAAAGTGTACTGCCTTACCAAACTCACCGTTGTCAATGGTTTCTTCTAGTATACCTATATAGTACTTAGGTTCTACAGCTCCACTAGCGTCCATTGGGGCAACTAGTATATGTCCTGAGTTTCCGTCAGTACCAACAGCCATAAGACCGGAGCCTCTATTTATAGTAGATCCTGTCTCATTCTTTACATCGAAGTATACGAAATTAGACCCAGATAAGTCTGACCAATCAAGAGTACCTGCGGCAGCGTCTGTTATAGATAAGTATTGACCAGTAGTACCAACCGTTTGAGGGAAGGTATACTGGTCATTAATATTAATAGAATTCTTAAACTTAACTGCCATTCTTTATTTGTTAATTATCCAATCTTAGTAACCAATACTCTGTAGTCGTTGCCTACTCCAGGAGCTTGGTCAAAAGTAATTGATACCCCTCCAACCGCTCTTGTTGTTTGAACAAAAACTGTCTCTGCTGTACTAAGATCAATAACCTGTACCATTATATCGAATATACTTGCAGGAATAAATGTAGCAGGATGAGCTACAAAGAAACTTGTTGTTGAAGTGTCCCCTGATATTGTTTCTGCATAACTGTTTGCAGAAATGTCTGACACAACAGCGATCTCTTGAGAAACAACTCCATTACTAATTTCCCACTTGTCTGTTGATTCATTCCAGACAAGAGAAGCTGTTGGCTCATCACCTCTATTAACCTCAATACCTGCATTTTCAGTAGGAGTTCCAGTAGCGTTACTATTTAAAGTAATGATATTATCAGCTAACTGAATAACCTCTGTGTTTACAATAGTCTGAGTTCCACTAACCGTTAAGTTACCAGATACTGTTAAGTCGTTTGTAATAGTAACGTTATCAGGCAATCCTATGGTATATGTTCCAGTACCAAGGTCAGTAACCTCAATTTCGTCAGATGTTCCCCCGATTAATAAAGCAGCATTCAAAGCGCCAACTACAATACCTTTATCGTTTATTACTAGTTGAGGAACCGTAAATCCAGTGGGGCCAGCGCCACCATAAGTATCAGGAAGAACTCCTGAGTCATTAAGACCTATTACTATAGAGCCACTTTGGTTTTCTGTTCTTACTCCATCAACACCTGTTACAAGTAAATCATTACTTAATTCATAAGAAAGAACTGGACCTGAATCTAATAAAACATTAATTCCTGGAAGATTAACCCAACCAGCCGATGAAATTCTACCTTTACCATCTACATCGAAAGACGGAATAGTGTATGCCATTGTAACTGGATCCAAACCTCCATAACTACCAGGAATAACACCAGTGTCAGTTAAATCAAAAGCAACAGTATTATCAGAAATCTCTGTAGATATATTGGCAGCTGCTCCTCCAGTGAAAATTAATGTTTCACCACCACTTACTGTGTCAGTAGCAGCATCGTCTCCACTAATATCAAAAGAAGTAACTATAGAAGATGTAGAAATGTCTGTAACACGACCATCCTCATCAACTGTTACAACAGGGACCTCAGTATCAGAACCGTAAGATCCAGAAGCTACTCCTGTAGGTGTTAATGATAAAGCACCAGTAGCATCAATCTCTATAGATGTCCCATCTACAAGTGCAGAAAGTGTTACGTCTCCATCAGTTCCTCCTCCACTTAACCCTTGACCAGCTGTAACAGCTGTGATGTCACCATCCTGAACAGTGATCCAGTCAGTACCATCAAAGTACTTGAATGTACTGTCTGATGTGTTAAAGTAAATTTGACCTGCAACAGGACTCGCTGGCGCTGTAGCTAGGTTTTGAATCCTTGCATTCTGTAACTCATTCTGCGATAAGTCAATGCTTGTTAAAAACTTTTGTGCCATAATTTTAGTTTAGGTAAGCTACACCTGAGAATGCAGCTGAGAATGTTAGTGTTAAGTTATTTTCGTTGTTATGTTTTATTTCTCCTATAACTATTGTTCCAGCTGAATCAGCTACAGTTACAGATGGGAATTTGTTCAAGTTGTGCTCTATATTCCAAACAGCAGAAGCGACGTTCTGATTGTAAACAAACCTCTTATCAAGGTCTACAAGACCTGACTCGTTAATATATTTAGCCATACCGGCTGCGGTAAAGTTTTTAGTGATAAGTGAGTTATCACCATCGGACCCTATCCATACGTCATTATCTGTAATGTTATTGTCTACAGGATAAGAGTTTATTTTTCCCATTGATTAATCTTTGATGCAAATTTACAAAAATATTACTAAGCAAAAAGCTCTAGGAAAATCCTAAAGCTTCTTACGTATTGTCTTAAAATGTAGTGACTACGCTTTGTTATCTTTCTTAACTGCGCTTCCGAAATAGTATCCGAAAATGCTTAAAGCAACTCCTTCTACTATACCGATCATGTGTATGAAGATCTCTTTGTTAGATTCAGGTACTTGAGTTGTTACAACAGTGTACACTAAAAAAGCAAACGCTGCTAGTCCTATAATACCAGTTAAAGACATCATCCAGTCTTTACCTCCAGAGTTAACTATTGCAGCCTCTCTTTTTCTAGCAGAGTCTCTGTCTTCAACCTCTAACCTGTATAATTCAACTAACTGATCATGAGCCTGAGCTTTCTCTTCATCACTCATATCAGGGTCAGTGTCAATCAAGTTTTTGATTACACCTAACACCCCGCTATCAGGAAGAGCTTTACTTGCCCCTTTTACAAATCCTGGGATTACACTTAAAAGTATTTTTCCCAATCCTGTTTCTTTGAATGGTTTCTTGTCGTTACTCATAATTTATTATTCTATTATTACTTCTTCCCAATTAAGGATTGATTCATCCCACTTATATATTTTTCCATCTCCAGGGTGTGCTACTGGAGGTTCCCACAAACAAGTGTCTTCATTTAATGTCCAGCTATCAAATGGTTGTGGAGGAATAAAAGCATCTCTAACTTCATCGTAAGCGTATCCAATTCCAGCGTAGTTTTTTCTAAGAGATTTAGATTGATCTTCTGAAGGTACATTTGTATTTGGCTGGTAGTGTATACCGCCTCTTGTGTTGTAAGATGTTTTAATCCATGAACTAGGGTGTTTTGTTAGTTCTGGTTCTCCATCATTGTAATTTGAAATAAAATCTTGTTTTGCTACAATAATCTTAACAACTTTCCCGTTTACTATTTTTGCGTAATGCCCCATAATTTATGCAGTATATGTTCCACTTGATGTATAAGTTAGTATTGTGTCACTTCCATCTATTGTTACATTTGGAGAACCTGTCGTAGTACCTGAATAATTCGCTGTTGGTATCCTTAATACGACTATTCCAGAACCGCCATTTCCTGCAAAAGAATTAGCGTTATTGAATAGACCGTTTGTACCATGATCCCTAGCTCCGCCGCCGCCGCCGCCAGTGTTAACTCCACCTGAAGTTGGCACGGCATAATTTGTTGACGTGATAGTATACCCACCATTACCGCCTCCACCCAAACCTCCTGGAGCTATATTTCCATCTGTCTGTCCTCCGCCGCCGCCGCCTCCGGAATAATAAGTAGGTGTTCCAGTTATGGATAATTGTATTCCATTTCCTCCTGCGCCTCCAACATTTGGTGTTGCGTTTGCTCCATTTTCTGAAGCACCGCCGCCACCGCCGGCAGCCCATGTGCTACTATTACCACTTCCACCATTATTTCCTTGGCCAACAGTTCCTGATCCACCGGCGCCATTAACACCTGGTGCTGCTCCACCGCCGCCGCCAGAACCGCCGCTTTTACCAGGAGGGTTTGAATATTCATACCCACCGCCGCCGCCGCCGCCTATGGCTATTTGTGATGAAAATGAAGAGTCGGATCCATTAATTCCTCTTTCTTCAACAGCATTAACACTACCACCAGCGCCTCCAGCGCCAACAGATATAAAGTATTGACTTCCTACTTCTAAAAGAAAATTTGAAAAGTTTGAATAACCGCCACCTCCGCCGCCGCCGCCTACTTGACCTCCGCCGCCGCCGCCGCCCGAAACAACCAAGTAATCAACACCATAAGGCTCAGCCACAGCGCCGCCTAGCTCTACCCAATCTGTTCCATCATAAACCTCTGTATATCCTTCGGTAGTATTCCACCTCATATATCCAGTAGCTGGACTAGAAGGTCTTTGAGCGGTTGTTCCAGACGGTAGTTGTAAGTAACCAGTGTCGTTTATTATAGTGTTTTTTAATGAAGCCATATATCTATATTAAATCAGACCAATCAGATCCATCATGTATTTCTAATTTAGAGGTTGTGCTATTCCATCTCATCATACCAGCGGCTGGAGATCCAGGTCTTTGAGCTGTTGTGCCCAAGGCTGGTCTTATGTAGCCAGTATCATTAATTGATGTGTTCTTAAGACTTGCCATTCTCTAGTTGTTTTATTCTTTCTTCTTGCTCTTGTATTTTCTTAACCAAGAAAGGTATAAGTTTAGTATATTTAACACCAAGCATTTCTCCATCTTCGTTTTGAGTAGTAAGAGTAGGATCCAATTCATTCACCTCTTCAGCAATAAATCCGTAATCTTTTTTCTTATCTTCTTTCCAATGGTAAGATACAGGTCTCAATTTATTTACAATAGAAGCATCTATATCTTCCTCTATGTTTTCTTTGAATCGTTGTGCTGATGTTTCTGTTAAAGAAGTGGCTGTTATATTGTTAAATTCAACATCATCAGTAGTTGCTACAGATTGACCTATAGAAAATTCTGTTCCTGTTAATGTAACACCAGTACCTGCCGTATAAGTCTCACCTGCCTGGCCCCAAGAGAATGTTCCATCACCATCAGATAGTAAAGCCTGACCTTCTGTTCCGTCCCCTGTTACATCTAGTTTAGATGCATCAATAGAATTATCTTCTACTAAACCTGATTTTACTTTAGTTTGACTCATTTAATTCTTTTTTCTTGTTTCTTTTTTATCCTCTCTAAGTTCGGATAATCCTTTAAAACTCTATTCATCTCAAAGTAAGCTTTAGCAGCTTTTATTGGACTGTTAGATACAGCAGAACCAATGCTTGTTGACTTACTAGACTCCAATCCAAAAGATCTTATTTTTTGTATTTCACTAGCTTTAGGAATCTGATAGTCGTAAGGGTTTCTTCCAGACTTAACCTGGTTTTCATAATTCTTAACAGTTCTACCAACACCTGTATTACTTATATTTTTATTAGTAGACATTTCTTTATATACCGGTGTGTTTTGAATTTCAGATAACCTTTGCTTGTTTATTGCAGCAGTAGCCCTACCAATGTGCCCAGGTGTAACAAATTTACTCTTGTTAGCTCCAGTTACTTTTACAAGACTGTCCGATTTTTTAATCATCTCATCCTTATAAGAATTAGTAAGACTTTTAGAAGCCTCAACCATTCTCCTAAATTCTTCTGGACATGGTGGATTGCCAGGTGTTCCGCACCTTCCCTTTCTTCTGTTAGTTAGTTTGCTCATAAGTTGTTCTGCCGTTTTTCTTTACTGCCCTAAGACATCTGTTTCTATTTTGATCCTCTGACACATAACTCACATGAACCCAGTCAGGATTATTGTCGTCTCCAAATTCATAAATCAACTGATCGAAGTTGAGGTTCTCCCTAATCCAATCATGCATCTCTTTATTAGTCTTGTGCCCAAACGTATCATCAAGGTCAATCGCTCGACCTTCGCAATGCTGTGACCGCTGAGAACCCCCTATAGCCAGATTAAGCTCTTTATTTCTATAGAATGAGTTAATCTTAACTGGACCTCCAACCCACGCTCTAAGGGGCTCAAAAATCCTCTCAGCGATCAGTTCCATGTTACCTAACTCGTAATCTCCAGGAGTGTTGTCTATTCCAAGCCTTGTAGCTGTGTTAGACTTAACACCTTCCCTGTATGATATGTGCTTACTTATTCTCATCTATAATTTCATTAAGTCTTTCAAGATCCTTTTTCATCCTCTCCCTGTCTAACTTAAAGTCTAATATTTCTCCCTCTAAAACTCTTATGTCAGGAAAGACATAATTGTTTTGATTAAACCTTAGTCCTTGAATCTCACTCTCTGAATCAGAAATCCTTCCCTCTAAATGTGTGTACAGCAATACAGCACTACCAACCAATATGACTATTTGTATAAGCCACTTTATGTTAATAGATATTCCTGAGTCGTCATTTAATTTAGGAAGGTTTTCCCCCATTTTTATTTCTTAGATTCCACCACTTATTTACAGTGTATCCAATAGATACAATAAGAAGTAATAGTTTCAAAAACATGTCAACCTCAGTAAACGAGATGATCATAGCGAATGCATTCAAAAAGTATAGCTTCAAATCTTCCATGGTTTATTTTTGTGGCTTTCTTCCAGGTCTTTTCTTGCCAGCTGCTGCTTTAGGAATATCTCCAATTTGGTTTCCTACCTCTTTAAAGGCGTCCACCACATCACCAGCTTCTTTAGACATTTCTTTAATTCTTGCTTTAGTTTCTTTCTTAGCATCTTTAGCCATTTTTTTAGCATCCTTGAGAGCTTTCTCAGCTGCG